CCTCTTGTTACTGAGATAGCTGCCATTAAAATATACCGGGGATGATTTGTCCTGTTGTTGCGTAAGCACCTACTGCTGCTACGAATCCGAGCATAGCTGCCCAGCCGTTAAATCTTTCTGCTTCGTTTGTCATAATTGGATGTTTGTTAATTGGATAATTTTCGATAACTCTTGGTGGAGTTTCATTTGCGAATAAGTTTTCGGGTGACATTTACTTTTTCTTAGTTTTACGTTTGTAAGGTTTTGCTGTTTTCGCTGCCCGTTTAAAGTTAGCGGCGGTGGGAGAGCCCTTAGAACCCACCTTTCTCATTTTCTCACCAGAGCCAGCGGCAATCCGCTTACGCTTGGCATGAATGTTTGCGTACAATCCTCTTTTAGCCATTATGCTTTACCTTTCTTTTTATTTTTTTTATTAAAAATTTCATCTAGTAGCATATCTTTGCCTGCATCCTCTCTTGCTTTTTTATTCTGCCTAGCATCGAGAATGTCTCTTTCTATTTCAAAGTCTTGGCTAGCGAGTTTCCGCTTCCTCTCTGTAATAGTGCGTGATTGACTACCGTCTTCGTTGTATGTTATAGCCATGTTAGCATTTCCATTTGCGTAGGGCAAGAGCTTTTCTTGTAGGCTTGCCGTTTGGTTTTTTCATTGGTCCTTTTACTCCACTCATGCGAGCACAGAAAGAACGCTTACGTGCACCACCTCCGGGCTGTGGAGCCTTGAGGTTAGAACCGGTAGCAGCATTGTACTTCTTTCTACCGGCTGCTGTCAGCCCTCCTGTTCTGGACTTGTGTTTGCCCATCTTGAGACTGACATTCTTTTTCTTGACTGCCACTATACTCCCCTCATAGCTTGTTTAATTAATAAGTTTTCACGTTTCTTTCTTATTAAATCATTAGGTGATGAGGTTCTTATAATCCTCATAGCATCTTTAAATTCTGCATTAGTCATATCACCTGAGCCACTAAGCCTAGGAAGTTTAGCGATCTTTAATTTGTCTCGCTTTTTTTTCTTAACTTTTTTAGGAGCTGGAACATAAGGTCCAGAAGGTTTCGGTTTATAGGGCTGGTAAGGTGAACCCCCTTCACCGGGGGTCTGTTTCTTAAGTCTAGCCATTACTTTTTCTTTTTATTTTTCATGATTGCAGCCGCAACTTGCGGTCTTTTTTTTGCGAGTGCGGCCAGTCCCTTTGACACTTTCTTTTTGTTTTTAGCTGGTGGTCTTCCTTTTTTTGAACCGTAAGTTCCTTTTCCCATTGGCATTTTTTGTAGCTCCTAAAAGTCTAAGTCTGATCTGTCTAGTTTTTCGATAACATCTTGCCTGTAGGCAGGGTCGTTATCATACCTTTTGTCACTCATAGCCTGTACTAATTCAGCTTGGCTACGAAAGACATCACCTCTATTGGGTGCAGTTTTTCCAGTTATCATCCTACCTTCGTATCCGTTATCATTTTGATACTGATTCTTTAGTGCATTAACTGCAAACTGCACAGCATCTACTGTACCAGTTGCCATAATGTTATCAAAGGCTGCAACTTCTTTTGGATCTAAAGAAGAGCTTGCCCATTGCATCATATCTGAATATTTATCTGCTCCACCAACTGAGTTTTGTATAGAGTTAATCTCTGACTCAGTTAGTTCAGCAGTTGGTGCAGCTAATCTTTCTTTAAATTGTGGAGAATTTTGCACCTCTAAGTATGCTTCTACAAGATCTTTACTAGACATAGAGTTGAACTTGTCTAGTGTTTCGGGAGATAGTTTACCTTCATTATCATAGTACTCATCGCTCGCAGAAGAAATTAAAGAAGCCCCATCACTGAGAGTTGGCTCCTCTGTTTCTTCTGGTTCTGCTGTATCTGTTGTCTCTGGCTCACCTTGATCTCCTAACTTTTTCTGTAGTTCTATGTATGCTTTCTCGAGTTCAGAAGCATCTTTATACTTACCAGCTAACAGTTGTTCCTGTTGTTCGACAAGCTCTTCACCAACTTTTAGTGACTCCTGTTCATCAGGAGTAAGATTGTCAGACATGGTTTCTGTCTGCGGTGTAGTATCTACTGTGAATGTGTTAGTTTCTGGCATTATTGTTGTGGTGGTTGTTGTACAATTCCTTCGATAGCAGCACTAGCCTGCTCTGCCAACTGTGGATTCTTTTGTGGGTCCATCAGAGGTGTGCCTGCAATCTGTCCTGTCTGTTCAACAAGTGACTGTTGTGCTCTCTCTTGAGTAAGTTGCTGCTTATCTTGCAGTAACTGTTCGTTTGTCTTGATTAGATTTAGAACATCTATACCTTGTGCTGCTGCTAATCTCTTGATAGCTTCGCTTGGTTCTACATATTTTAACAACGCTTCTGGACCTAGGGTCTGAGCAATTGTTGCTATAAATGTAGTTAGAGCTTCTCTGTCCTGACCTCTACCCAGTGCATTTACACCGGCTACAATTTTAGGACGTACTAGATCTTTAGGTAATCTAGGTATCTCTTTGTTACGTTGTAGTATTAATAGTGTTCTGTTTAAATATGGAACTAAAAACTCAACTGTTAATAAGCTGAACAATCCGCCAAGGGATGATTCTAGTTCTAGCTGTGTAAGTCTTACCTCTTCAGCTGTTACTCTCTCTGCATTTCTAATGTTCATAACTAGGAAAGCTTCGAGGATTCTCTTTTCTATTGTTGCTGCTAACTGTGCAGCTGTAGCAAAGTCTGCCGTCTTACCGACTTGTACGACTCCTACATCTTCTGGTCTACCCTGTATGATAGCACCGTTTCCAGCTTGTGACAAGGTCTGTGGTTTAGTTGTTGATGAAGGTGAGACAAGGAATACAACTTTACTTGCTACGCTTGCACCTTCTACCAATGCCTGAGACAATCCATCTAGACTTCTTAGATCTCCGATGAACTCCTCTACTCTACCACGTCCATAGTCCTCACCATCGACTGTGTTGAAACGAAGAACTAACCATGGTGAAGCATTTTTTGGTGCTGTGCTACGGCTATCAGGAAGTACTATATCATCTACTTCTTGATGCCAGATCCAGCGGCCACTTGATTCATCCATTCTGACACAGGTGTACACCTCAGCGTCGTCTTCATAAGAGTCTGTTTTGTTTGGCCCATTCTCTGGGGGACTAGGCAACTCTATACCTAATATCTTTCTGCTAATTAATTCTTTAGTAACTATCTCTATGACGTTACCATTACCATCTCTTTCGACAACATATCTGTTGAGTGGGTAGTGCTTTAGTCCATCTTTGCCCATAAATACAAGAGCATTACCAGAAACTATAAGGTGTTTCATGGCTTGATGTACTACAACTCTGTCACTAGATGCAGCAATGTAGTCCATAATTATTCTCTCTAGTTTAGAGAATGATAAGTCTAATTCACTACGCATCGTAGGGTCCATCTCTTCTCCTAGCTTGTCATCCCTGACTTGTAGTTTAAAGAAGGCTGTCTGTGGTGGTAGCATAGCTAACATAAGCTTTGCTGACAACGTGACTACTGCCTTAGCTCCAACTGATTGGAAGGGCTGAAGCAGTGTACGCTTGCCTTTGTAATTGTCGTCTTGTGTAACCAGATAAGGTAAGGTAAGTTCAGAACATTCTACAGCAACATCTAGAAACTGAGTTCTACCTGCTGATAGTTTGTTATACTTAGTCCTTGCCTTATACATTTAGTCCTCCACTTCCGCTACCGGTTCCTGTTCCAGTATTTAGATTAATTTTAAGAGCATCTGTGCCTGTTTTTTTAGCTGCTCCTCTGGTCTCTGGTTTAGATTTTGCCTGATCTCCATACTTAACTCCAGCTGTGTCGTCTGGATCTAGTAATTCTTTTTTACTAGGTAGTCTAGAAGCTGACACTAAGTCAGGCTGTCTAGGTTGTATAGGAGCTGGTGTAGATATTGGTGCTGGGGCTCTTGATCCGAATATGCACATTAGATTTCTTCTATGATAGATTTTATATATTGTACGACGTCCTGTTGTCCAGAACGGTACATGATGGAGGCTAAATCCTCCTTGGGGTGTATAGGATACCAAGCGAACTTGGAGTCCAAATCCTCTACTAATTTCTCTAGCTTCTCTGAATGGAAACTAAGCGTATTGAGGGAGGTTTGTGTTTGCATGTTCAAAAAATGCTGGCATACGAGCTGCTTTTGTGTCAGAAAACTGTGGGGCTTTGCCTTGATACATTAACTGATCGCTCGCTTCCAGCCAAAATTTTTTGCTTAAATATTTATCAGTATGGTTTTCTGTTAGGGGTTGTAGTACCCATTGTATAGTTGCCTTCCGAAGCTTATCCAAAGAAGAGCTAGGAACAAGCCCCAACTCAGCAC